AGCACGTACTAGCAGGTAACGGTCAAATATTATATTTATACACTAAGGAATGGAGATAAGCATGAACTTCCTAATCGATTATGACACTCGCATAGTTGAGTGTAAGTGTGAACAGAACGACACCCTGTAAAGTACTTTGTTAAGCAGGGTAAGATATCCGCCGAGGAGGGTCTGTGAGAGTATTGCTGGCTCACTTTAAGATTCAAGACTACGGCGGTATTGTAAACTAGTCCGAGTATCTTGCCAGAGGCTTGAAGGCTAATGGCGTAGAAGTCGAATCAGTCATGCTCAAGAACAAGGGTAAGTCCGGCCATACCAAAGCCAAAGACCGTAGTCTAGACGCTGGCTGGGAATACGCTCCTGGTCTAGACCTCTGGATGCATCAGAAGACTGGCTGGGAAGGTATGTACCAGTTTAACTATGCAACCAGAACAAGCATGGCTGAGTGGAGCTCATACACCGAATCTTACGATCTCATAGTGTACGTTGTACCTGTACCAACCTGCTCCAAGCAAAACAAGGAAGACGACACGTGGTTAGACTTGTTTGAGAACACAATGGCTAACCAAGTTTCTGTAATACACGACGGCAATATGCAGAAACTTTACCCTCATATCCTGGCGACCCTTAGTAACTTACAAGGCGTGATATGTGTACATGACGCTGCTTTTAACAGCGCAATAGATTTGCCCGTTAACAGCGCCCTGATACCTAATGCTCATGCGTTTGACAAGGCTGCTACCGTAGTACCTATTAACCAGCGAGAAAACGGCTTTGTCTCAATGCAGACATTTAAGCGTTGGAAGCGGGTAGACGACCTCGTACGTGCTATACCTTATATGCAACCAAACCACAGGAAGATTATTTGTGGCGGAGGTATTGAGTACCACTACATGACCTCTAAGACTAAGTGCAAAGCCGAGTACCTTGATGAGCTTGGTACACCAATATGGGACGAGGCTTTAAGCAGCGGTATGGAGTATATGGGTTACGTTGATACCCAGGAACGCGACTCTATATTGAGCAAGGTTAAATTGCTAATAGACCCAAGCTGGTCTCATTCCTACTCCAAACTAGGAGCTCACTTCAACCGGGTTATGGTTGAAGCAATGTCCTTGGGATGCGTACCTGTTTGCACAGACCTGGGAATGAGTAATAGCTCTATGTTCAAAGCAGGAACTAATTATATCGAGATACCTTACAATATAAGCCCGGAAGGTTATGCCGAGATAATAACTCGCTCGCTAGAAGACAACAATCTGCTGCAAACAATACAAGACAACAACCTGAAGTTAATGAGCCGATTCGACTGCTCTACGGTAGCTGCTCTACGGTAGCTGCTCAGGTAGTAGATTTTTGCTTTACATTGCAGCGGGACGACTAGACAATTAGGTCGCCGGGTAATCCTAGCAACAAGCTAATACAGGATTGCACTAAGAAGCTTGCTCACTTCCAAGACTTTTAAGGATTTCTATTATGTATGTAATCAATGCTGAAAATGTTAATGACGCGCTAGACCAAGGATTAAGGCTAATGAAGGCGGAAGGCGTAGCCGTACCAAGCCGCAACGGTATGACCCTGGAGTTACCTGCACCCGTAACCACCGTCTATAAAAACCCTGCTCAGCGCGTCCTGGTAAGCTCTGCTCGGGATGCTAACCCGTTCTTCCACCTTATGGAATCTCTTTGGATTTTAGCAGGGCGTGACGATGTTAAATTCCTAGGCGAGTTTAACAAACGTATGGTTGACTTTAGTGATGACCGTTTTATATTCAATGCCCCTTACGGTTACAGGTTACGCAAGGCATTCGGTCAGGACCAGCTACAACGGGTTATTGATATCCTAACCAACGACCCTAACAGCCGTCAAGCGGTATGCCAGATATGGGACTCTACAGACCTCAACAAGGACACTAGGGACAAAGCCTGCAATATGTCCATTGTATTCCGTATGCGTAACCAGCGGTTAGACATGACTGTATACAACCGTTCTAACGATATGATATGGGGAGCCTATGGTGCTAACGTGGTACAGTTTAGTATGATCCAAGAATACGTTGCCGCCAGCTTAGGCGTTAACATGGGTACATATAGTCAGGTTAGTAATAGTTTCCATGTATACACTGAGGGAGCCGCTGGTGATGTCTATAACCGTACTAATGCTGGGTTCCAGGGTAACTTTAACCCGTATGAATATTGTGAGCGTTTGGTTACAATGTCCCATACTGGTATGCGTTTCTTCAACCAAGATTTAAAGCAGTTCTTTAAACTATATGATGATTTTGGTTTGGTTGAGGTTAATCAATGTAGCGACTGGCGATCAGCTTATTTTGAAGACCTAGTTATGCCGATGTTGTTGGTTTACTTGGTACATAAAACAGAAGGACCAGTCGAAGCCAGTAAGCACTTGAAGCTATTAGTTGCTGATGACTGGCGTATGGCTTGTGGAACATGGTTAGAAACTCGCGCTAACAAAGGGTCCAAATAATGAATATTCGTAAGGTATTGCAAAGCGGTGATGTTGTTCGGTTCCATAACAGTATCGGTATGGACAAGCAAAAGAACAGCGAGCATGAATGGGAAGTTGCTTTGATACTGCAATACATTTACCCACAATGTTCTAAGGAATTATTGCTGGCGGCATTAACCCATGACGCGGCTGAGTATTATACAGGGGATATTCCATTCCCTATTAAACAAGCAAGCCCAGAACTGAAAAGCGTTTTGGATAACCTTGAACGCCAATGGGAAGAACAAAACGGCGTCCACTTTGACTTGCATCCAGAGGAAACTAACTTCCTTAAACTGGCAGATACCCTCAGCGGAATGTGGTACTGCATACAACAAGTAAGGGAAGGTAAGGTTAACGCCAAACGCCCTTTCCGTAAATGGCGCGAGGTACTGGTTAAGGCGCTTAACTACTGGGGTGACGAACAACAAACCGCCAAAGCAGAAGAGATGTTAGAAACGTTCACCCGTGAAATGGAGGAACTGTAATGGATGTAAATGATATGCAAATAGGCGGAACCCATTACCGCAACAAGTATATCCACTGGGATTATGTATGCGATACTAATATGCCCTATCTACTAGGTAATGCCACCAAGTATGTCAGCCGCTGGCGTGACAAGAACGGCGTTGAAGACTTGCGCAAGTCTATACATTATTTAGCAAAGGCAGAAGAGCGTGGCGTATATATGCCGGTTAACAAGTGGTACGAGTTCCTAACATTTGACACAACTGAAAAACGTACTCGCCAGTTTACCTCGTCTTTCTGTTCCCAGTTACCAGTTGAGGACGCTACTATATTTCGCTTAATTGTTGAAGGTAGTTATGATACTGCGATAATGAAAATACTCAACTTAATTGAATCCGAGCTAGCAGCCGAACCCGGCGCTGGTTATACCAACCAAGACCCCTCTTACATCAAAGGATAATATTATGTCACTTATTTCTTACACTGATTTAGTCTACTCACAACAGTCCGGGGTTATAGATGCAAAACCGGAACATATCAACGGCGCTAGTATTGATATAACTATCAGCGATCACATACTGGTTGAAGATATTAACATGAACGGTTCAGTTGTTGACCTAAAAGAAAAAGAATCTCTTAGTATGAAAGAGGAAGTTATACCACCTGAGGGTTATTTATTGTTCCCCGGTGAGCTCATTCTGGCAAGCTCAGCAGAAACTTTTAACCTTCCTAATTGGGTAGCAGCGGAGTATAAGTTGAAGTCCTCCTTGGCTCTTTCAGGGCTTCAGCATCTAATGGCTGGTTGGTGTGACCCCGGTTGGAACAACAGCAGGTTAACACTGGAGCTGACCAATGTTACTCAGCACCATACTCTTCTTATCAAACCCGGTATGAAGATAGGGCAAATGGTTTTCTTCGCTTGTGAGCCTGTACCAAGTGATCAGAGCTATGCTGTTAAAGGGCAATACAACAGCCAGGAAACAGTCACTGCTAACAAGGGCGTAAGATAGAGGTTAAACATGGACCATAAGACTCTTGTTACATTAGATATTGAATGTGTCAAGAACTACCTATTGGTTATGTTTAGGAAGGTATCAACCGGGGATGTTCTTTACTTTGAAAAGTTCAATGACTCTGAACTTAATGTAAAGAATATCCTGCATCTTCTTAATACATATACGATAGTCACATTCAATGGTATAAAGTACGACGCCCTGATTGTAGAAGCAGCGGTTGCCGGGTTAAGCAATGCCGCTATTTATAAAGTCAGTCAAATGGTAATAGATGAGGGTTTGCAACCTTGGCAAGTACGCAAGCAAGTCGGTATAGCTGCTTTACAAATGGACCATATCGACTTGATACAAGTTGCTCCCTTAACGGCTTCCCTTAAGATATATGCTGGTCGTATGCACATCAAAGAAATGATGGATATGCCGATTAACCATTGGGAGGAAATACAGGAACACCAGTTACCTGATATCCGCTATTATTGCGGTTTGGACTTAGTAGATACTGAGGAACTATTTAAAACCATTGAACCAGAAATTAACCTACGCGCCCTAATGAGTAAGGAGTATGAAATTGACTTACGTTCTAAGTCTGATGCACAAATAGCGGAATCTGTTATCAAGCAGGAGCTAGACGAGCGTTATGATATACGTGCAACTAGGCCAAAGATAGAACCGGGTACTCGGTTCCGCTACCGTCCGCCAGCTAATATAAGTTTTCTAACTGAGCAACTGCAAGCGGTATTGGAGCAATACTGTACGCTACCCTTTACCGTTGACAAAAGCGGATACATGAGTTTTAACTTTAAGCTTGAAGAGGAAGATCGTATAAAGTCCGGTAAGAATAAGGGTAACTTCCCTGAAAAGAAAACCAAGTTTAAATTTGATATGGGCGATACTAAGTACACTGTCGGTATAGGCGGTATACATAGCAATGAAAAGAAAGCCCGTCATGTATCTGATGAAAACTATATAATCAGGGACTACGACGTAGCCAGTTATTACCCGTTTATCATACTTAATAACAAACTAACCCCTCGTCACTTAGGTGATCCGTTCCTTAAGATATACCAAGCAATCGTAAAGCGTAGGCTAGAAGCCAAAGCCAAAGCAGGCCAAGCTAAGAAGCGAGGCGATACCAAAGCGTATGAATATTGGAACGCCATAAACGAGTCACTAAAGATTACCATCAACGGTTCCTTTGGTAAGCTCGGCAGCAAGTGGTCTTGCTTGTACGCACCAGACCTGATGATGCAGGTAACTATAACCGGACAGCTTAGTCTGTTAATGTTGGCTGAGCGCCTTGAGCAAGCCGGTATAGGTGTTGTAAGTGCAAACACGGACGGTATAGTTACCAAAATCCCAAGAGCACTGGAGGCGGTAGCAGAGGACATAGTGCTAGAATGGGAAATCGATACAGGGTACGACCTGGAACCAAACGACTATCTGAGTATTAGCAGCCGGGACGTTAACAACTACATAGCGGTTAAGGCTGATGGGGTTAAAGGTAAAGGAGCCTACGCTGACCAGAGCGACCATTATTACAGGCTAAGAAGTAACCCAACCAATGAGATATG